TCAGTAGGCGATGACGTTAAAAATATAGGTTGGGTACAAAATTCCCAAGCTTTCTTTGTATCACTTGCTGATACTACTGTATCTACAACTGTTGTTATTCCAGCACGTAGTATGATTACTGCAATACATGGACACGTAACAGAAATATTTAATTCAGGAACATCTGATATTTTTGATATTGGTATTGTAGGTAATACTGATTTATTTGTAGATAATACATCAGTAGGAGATACAATTGGTTTTCATAATATAGGTGGAGTACCAGCTGATACAATAAATTGGACTGATACAGGTGCAACTGATCAAAGAGTAATCTGTGTACATACTGCAGCAGGTACTGCAGGTACTACTGGTGCAATGTATGTAGTCATTGATTATCTACAACATCGTAACTTTAATAATGTAGTGGATGTTGTTACTCCATAACTTAATTTCCATAAGTATTAAGTTTAGTTTATAATAGGGGAGGAGTAATTTTCTCCCCTGACAATTGGAGTAAAAAATGGCAACAAATATTAGAAGTGCTTTCGCAAGCTATAAAGTTTCAGTAGGTGGTGGCATGAATATGGTAGACTTACAAACAGGTGTGTCTATTATAGATACCCGTATAAGAGGTTTTGGTTATGCTGGTTCTACAGCTGATACAATAATAAGATTGGCTGATGTATCAGGAACAATAATAGAACAACCAATTACTGTTATTAATCAAAGCGATACAATTTATTTCGATGCCTTGGGTATCAGAGTAAATGGAAAAGTTTCTATGACAATGGTAAGTGTGGCAGCAGATGGAACTCAAGCTATTGTTTCTACTTCTGATCCTAAATCACGTACCTATATTTATTACGGATAGTTAAATGAATTATACTGCATTAGTAAGTTCAGTTATCGCAACCACAGAGAATGAAGCTACAGAGTTTGTTAATCAGCTTCCTAATATGGTGGGTAGAGCTCAAGAAAGAATACTTGGGGACATAGATGATATTGGTTTAACTAGCTACGTAAGTATTGCAGTAAGTATTAACAATCCCTTTATAACAGTACCAACTGGTTCACAGTTAGTAAAAGGACTAGTAGTAAATACTGCTGGTTCTCAAGGTTCTCTGTTACAAAGAGAGTATGACTATGTAGTGGACTACTGGCCTGTTGAAGCTTCTGTTGGTACACCTAGGTATTATGGTTTTAAAACTAATACACAGATTAAGATAGCTCCAACTCCAGAAGCAACTCTGGATGCAGAGATAGCTTATCAAACTAATCTCACTACACTAACATCAGCAACACAATCAAATTATCTTACAGACTTCTGTCCATCATTATTGTTTGATGCAACTATGATAGAGGCTACATACTTCATGAAAGACTATGCAGTACTACAAGCATGGCAGCAAAACTATGCATCAGAAGCAGCCAGAACTCGTAACAGAGCTAGACGTTCTAGAACTAATACAATGCAAGATAACTGGAGTCCAGCAGGAACTCCTGACACAGTACAAAAGGGAGGAAGTTAATGGCTAATCTTAAACTTCAACCAACAAAGATTAAAGGGAAACAAAAGATTAATCTTGGTGGAATTGATTTAGATATCTCAGGAAGTCTTAGAAACAATAGTGTTGTTAATGCTATTTCTAATAAGAAGCCAAAGAATGTATTGAAAGGATCTAAGTTAAAAGCGAGAGCTAGTTACAATAAAGGTAATCACTCTGTAAGTGGAGAGGCTAACTATAGACCGGATACCAATGAAGGAACTGTAGCAGCAGGATATAAATATAAATTTAGCGAAGGTGGACAAGTCGTTGCTGATCAATACAAACTAATAGGAGAAGAATAGTGGCAAATACAAATTTTTCAGGACCGATTAAAGCTGGAGAGATAAGAGAAACTACAGGAATAGTTCTTGGTACTGATATTAAAAACACAGGTCAAGTAGCTATGACTCAGTCAATAATGATTAGCATGGCGGCAGCAGCTGGTACCAAAACATGGAATGTTGCTGTAATACCAAAAAACTCACAGATAGTTCAAGTGTTAATGCGTTTTGCAATAGGTAGTGACGCAGGTACTAGCGCAACAATGTCGATTGGTAAAACGGATTCAGGTGGAGTAACAGCAGCCTATTATACTGCAGCTCAAGATGCTACAGTTGCAGCAGATCATACACAACAAGCTTCAGCTTTTGATAACATGGATCGTGTGGATAAAGATACTCGGATTACAGCTACACTTATAACAGCAGGAACAACATCAACTACTGGTCAAGCAACTGTTACAATTACTTATATACAAGCTAATAATCTAAGTGATGCACCGCTAACTAATTAATATAAACTAATAGGAGAAGAATAATGCCAGCTCAAGTAGATAAAAATATGACAAAAGCTATGAATAGTTTAGCTAAAAAAGAAAAAGAAAAAAGAAAGAGTGCAAAGAAAAGAAAAGCTGCAACCATAAAATATGGGGATACAGACATGGATTTTGAAATTCAAAATACATTTACTGAACCTATGAAAAAAGCTAAAAGTAAAAAAGAAGGTGATAAAATTGTAGATAAGTTATCTAAAAGAGCTGGTTCTATGGACGCATTAAATGTTAAAAAAAATAATTCTTCTAAAGAGTACATGCCACAAGAAGGAGCAGGTAAGAGAATAAAAAGAAAATTTGATAATAAATTTAATAAAGGTGGCTCTGCAGGTTCTAAACTTGTAGCTTCTTATTATAAAGGAGGTAAAACATAATGTTAAAAAATAATTTTAAATCCTCCAAGCAAGCTAGAACAGGTGCAGGAGAAAAACTTAAACTAGATTCTTTTCCTAATACCACAGGTAGACCAACTGGACAAGGCTTTGGTGCTGCTCGTCTAGGACCTTCTGTTGATAAAGTTATTCCTTCTGGGTTTAAAAACACAGGTAAGAAAGTTGTGAAGATGAACAGAGGTGGACCAGCTAAGAATAAAATAACACCAGTACCAATGGCAGGTGGTGGAATGCCAGCTCGTATGCGTAATAGGTAATGGCTATAAGTAGACCTAGTATAGATAAACAATTAATTAACAAAGGAAAAAGTAGCATGGCTGTAGGTAAAAAGAAACAAGGATACAATGCTCGTAAAGATGAATCAATTGCAATGAGAGTTAAAAAGAAAAGAACTGCAAAGCAATTAGCAAATTCAAGAAATGAATCTTATGGTAAATCAGGTTCTAAGATGGTTAAAAAAGGTAAGATTAACAGAAAAGCTTAGGAAATAGTAATGGCTACATCAAGTACTAATGCATTTAATTTAGATTTCTATGTGGATGAGATCATTGAGGAAGCTTACGAGCTTGCTGGTGGTCAACCACAAACAGGATATGATAGTCGTAGTGCAAGACGTAGTTTAAATCTTTTACTAACGGACTGGCAGAATCGTGGTGTTCTTCTATGGGCTACTGATCTACAAACAAATACATTAACTTTTAATGAGGCCTCTCTAACTTTAGATCCATCAACAGTAGATATACTTGATGGTTATCTGAGAGCTTCTGCTGCTGGTAATGATTTACAATTAACTCGTATATCTTATAATGAGTATGAAGCTATTGTAGATAAGACTACAACAGGAAGACCAGTACAGTTTGCTACACTCAGAGGATTGAATACAGTTTCAGTACACTTCTGGCCTGTGCCTGATAATACTCAGACTTATACATTTAGATACTATAGAGTCCGTAGGTTGTATGATATTACTAAGAGTGCTATTGAAAATGCTGATGTTCCTTTTAGATTTTTACCCTGTCTTATTAATGGATTAGCTTATTACTTATCAATGAAAAGACCTAATACTGCAGGTGATAGAATTATGATGTTAAAAGCTAACTATGAAGAAACATTCTTAACAGCCTTTGAAGCCGATAGTCAAAGAGCTGATATGAGAATAGTACCTAGATTAGGATACATTACCTAATGGGTGGTAACTCTCGTACACCGGGAATTTGTGATCAATGTGGTTTTGGATATAAACTAAAGACATTACAAAGAACAAGTTATAATACAAAGGTATGTCCTGAGTGTTGGGATGGTATGTGGAATATTCAAAACAATCCTTTAAACTATTCTCCTGTAATAACTCCAGAAGTACCTGTGAATGATCCTCGACCACCTTCCAATGCTGATAGAAATATCTCATGGGAGAATGCTACAATGAATTGGGAAGACCAGACAAATGATTGGAATCTCGTCTAACCTGTGGTATGATAAAGAAAGTTTGGAGCTAAAGAATGACAACACTAACCGGTAATAAAATTGCAAATACTTATGGTGGACTACTTAAAGTTAGTTCAACAGGAGTAAGTAGCACTTTACAAAATGTTCAAGATGGTTTTGGAAACAATTCTGCTATTCAACTTTCTAATTCTACATTTAATATTTCAGGTGCTTGGCAATTAGGTGGTTCAGCTATTACAGCTAATGCTGCTGCTATTAATGCTATAACAGATTTAACAGGTTTCAATGGTTATGTTGCCATGGTTAGTGGTACAGCTTATGGTAGAGAGTTTACTACTACATCTCCACTTACTATTACTAATGGTGCAGGACAAGCAGGTAACAGTAATATTTCTCTGGCACTTAGTGGCATAACTTCTGGGACTTATGGTCCTATGCACAGTCTTAATGTTGATCGCTATGGAATAATTGTTAGTGCTCAAGTCACAGCAAGTATGTCTGTAGTTAACTTATCAGTAAC